GTGCTATGCACGGCTCACTGGTTACATCTTCACTTATTCGTGAAACCACAGGACTTGACTCACAGAATTATGGCTACAAGTTTGGACAGGAAGAAGAAACATACAACATCGTTGCAGCCCATGGCTACTTCGGTCGACTCATCTTCCAATACGCATCCTTTAACAACTCTCGTAGTCTTCACTTCTTTCTCGCTTCTTGGCCTGTTATCTGCGTATGGCTTACCTCAATGGGTATATGCACCATGGCCTTTAACCTAAATGGGTTCAACTTCAACCAATCGGTTGTAGACTCAAGTGGTAAGGTCGTACCCACGTGGGGCGACGTCTTGAACCGCGCAAATCTCGGCATGGAAGTAATGCATGAGCGTAATGCTCATAACTTCCCATTAGATCTAGCTTCTTCTAGCTCTGATGTAGTAGCCCTTACTGCTCCTGCAGTTGGGTAACCGAGGAGTTATTGCCCCGCTTTTGCGGGGCTCTCCCCAATGTTGTTACCAAAAACACCTAATAAAATCGCATACGAGATGAGTAACAGGCCAAACCAGCCTTCTACTTCGCAAGTACAACACGATCTCGCTAAACAAAACAACAGAGAAGTAGCCAATGGGTCTTCTGCTGTCGTTGGAGCCATTAATCAAGCCAAACAGGAGGCAGAACTAGCACGAAGAGAAACTCAAACCGCCCTAAACGCTGCGGATGCCTTTGCATTAAATTCAATCAACACAATGCAGGCCAACGCAGGACCAGAAGGTATTAGGGAAAAGGTTGAATTAGCTCAGTTCGCTGAACAGAATCCAGAGATTATCAGTGAGTTAATAGGGTAAAACAGTTATATTGAAATTGCTGTCTGTTAGCCCAATATGAGATTAGCAGGCGATGAAGATATCTTTGACGAAATACAGTCTTCGTCTTCTAACAAGCTCGATAAGTATTTCGAGGCTTATCAAATATTGAAATCTAAAGGATTAAGCGAGGAGACAGCAGACGCAACAGCTATCAGAATGGCTCAAGGCTTAGAACCAATGGTCAAGCCTACGCTACGCTTTGCTTTGATTTATGGAGACGAGTCAAACAGCACTAAAGAAAGCGATTGATTTAATTATCAAAGTTGAAGGGTGTGAAACTAACGCATATTTAGATCCTTTAGGAATACCGACAATATGTACTGGACTGGTCAAATATCCTAACGGTCATTCAGTAATGATGGGTGATATATGTGACGCGAATATCTGCCGTGAATATTTACGGGAAGTATTAGCCACAGAAATAGTCCCTCAACTGACTTATATTCCAAATTGGCAAGATTTTGGACCATCCAGACAGGGTGCATTAATTAGTTTCGCTTGGAATGTTGGGGTTGACTTCTATAACAACCCAGAATACGCAGAATTACACTACATACTGGCCAACGGTGTCTCTTATCCAGAGTTATACAATTCTTTTGGTTCTGTTTTACAGGGTTATACAAGCTATCACGGCAAAAATTCCAATGCCTTGTATAAACGACGAACGTTAGAGGCTCAATTATGGTATGAAGAGGGATTAAGTCTTGTAAGTTTCTTCGCTGCGAGAGATACTTACCTAAAAAAAGCTGCAATTCCAATATATGAGCTATCGGATCACGGTAAAAGGCAATATCAAGAGGGGGATGAAATTTTCGTTACATGTGTACGAGAAATACCAAAAAATATCCATAATGCTATCAAGATTCGAGGAGAATCAGAAGAATGGGTGATGCATTGCGCTGATTGGCTCTTGAATAAAATCCGATGTGAGCCTTTTGATGAGAATAAGAATATTGATTGGTTGAATATGCATTGTTCAGTAGGATCGGACTTGTCAGTAGGAGAAGTTCTTCAATACAACGCACACAACGCACCTCAGAACGGCAGTAAAGAAGAAAAGGCTCTATTACATACAATTCGACAATTCAATACCCTGAGAGAGGCTTGGAACGGCCCCTTAGGCATTTCAGGAGGCTATCGACCTGAGAGTACAGGGACAGCCCTCGATATATATCCTTTAGACGATTCTATTGAGCATCTATATTCTTTTCTTCACAAAAGATGGAAGGGCCTATGCAAAATAGACCCTTCTAATGAATTTATTACTTTGGATACTGAATATTTAGGTGGTTTTAAATCTATTAAACGACCTTAATAGCCATAGCTCCGCTATTGAATTGAACAGTATCACCTTGTTGTACATCAACAGGAGTGGTTAAAGTTCCAGAAGCTAAGAAATTGCCTGTTGTGGCAGCATCCCAAATACCAAAATGTGTCACGGTAGTTCCAGTAGTATTTTGAGCACTGGTTGTAATTTGAGACACGATGGAATTAGTAATCTCATAACCACCACCAGAAGAAGGAGACACAGAGCTAAAGGTAGTACTAGCTATTGCGGTTCGAGTAGGTGAACCTTTAATAGAAGCGGTAACGTCGTTATTGGTTCCAGCAGTTCCAGGGTCTGCTGTATGAACAGAGACGTAGACGTTACTTAAAGCATTGGGGAACGTAGAGTTCTTAACCCAACTCAAGATTTTCGTTGCTAGATACTGAGAAAATGCCATGCGTGCTTCGGCTTGCTTCCTAAATTTAGTGCTTCCTTTAGCTTATCGTCTACCTATGGGTAGCCGCCACCATAAGGAGGTGTAGAAGTTAGTGTAGCCGTACTGGAACTAGTTCCTGTCGCGGCTCCTGTAACCCTCCAATACATCTTAAGTCGGCCATAGTTCTGATTACTCATAACGATGGTTCCTCTCATGATGGCTAGTTCACCATAAGCTTCAGACATTCCAACTGCATTACCTTCTAGAGTCTTTAATTTCTCTTTAGGAGTCAGAGTTGTCGAAGCAGTCAGACTTCCCGAGGCCAGTCCATACAGCTTGACCAGAGCAATTCGACCGGAAAGATTAAGAATTCCTTTGGCTTCTCCTGCAAGGAGGATATATCTAATTATTTGCAGAGAAACACTAAAAGGTAGCGCTTGCCATTGAGATCCAGAAACTGTTAAGTAATACGTGTCTTGAGGAAGTTGCAGCAAGCCTTCTTGTATATCCGTATTGATGATTTCGTTTTGATAAGCAAAACCACCCGGAGTTAATTGAATGGAATCTTTCTTACTATTTAATAACCCTATCGAAATGTATTGGTTTTCGTATTTGTTTAATGCATTTTTATTGATCTTAATATCAGACGGGCTCGAAGTAGTGAATTTAAAATATAACGTATTAGCACCGACTTCTGTCCCAACAGAGCCAGTAATTGTTGTTGCTAAATTGACGACTCGACCGTAATCTTTTGCCTTGGACGGAGAATTAAATTTTACATGTTCAGGACGAAGAAAAGATGGAGAGGTCTTATCACTACCTCCATACAAATTCTTAATTTTATTAACCTGCCCTGTCAAGGAGGTGGTCATTGGCTTGGCATTTATAAGGATGGAAATGCGACCTCTGACTCAGTTTAACTGAATAGGAAAAGCAGGCGTTCAGGCACGACCATGGATTCGCACCTGAAATCTTTAAAGGATTAAGAAACTACAAAAATTAACCCCCTGCTATGTAAGGACTCCTGACGTAGTTCTTCTTCGGAGCTCTTTTATCTTAGTGAGATGATTTAAAGATGCTGGAATATGTGGCTGAATTAAATCGTATAGTTTTTGTAAGGTTGCATACTTGAAACTGAGTTGCACTACTTGGTTCTGATTTTTATGAACGACAGCATCTATACCTAGCCTCTGAAACCAGTCGGCAAGGCATTCATATTCTTCGTCAGAGTAACGTCCTCGAATCGATCCTCTTTTTCCGATCATTCTTCCTTGATCAATCCATAAGCAAGCCGCCCCAAGGTGATGAGTTATGTCGAGTATTTTTGACGTTATTATTTGACGATCTCGTGGACATAAGAGGTCGTAAGCGGTATACAACTCTTCACCATGCACTCTGAATCGCTCCTTGTCGTAGAAGCCATTCGTGGGAAGCCTATCTATATAAGTATCGAGAGGACCATCATGCAGTAGTTTTAATGTTTTTAATTGAGACTTAAAATATTGTCTTTCTGTCTCTAATCGGGAGATTTCCAACCATGGTCTTTGTTTCCTTCCCTTTAGACGAAGTGTTCCTGTCCCCAAGCAATAACTCAGTACGTGCGCTACGAATCGAGTTGACATCCCAATCTTCTCCTGAGAATAAATGACGACGGGTTTTCGGTGCGTAGTTGTAAAGTTTTGATTGAATTTTTATTGTTTGTTCTAGGTCGAAAGACAATCTTGGCTTCACGAAATTCGTATTAATTTCTGGAATTGCTCCTGTAAGAAGAGAAAGCCAACTACCTAATCCATAGGCTTCTTCGTAGGTAGACCCAGCCCTAGTAAGCACTGCTGATCCATCCTTATTGATGCGAGCACCTTCAGCCCATAGCCATGCAGCGGCTTGTGCTCCTAAGAGATCTAACGTCGTTGGGGTGATCTGACGTTCCCCTACTGGATATAAGAGGTTATAAACAGGTCTCAGTTTATTAGTCGATACTCTGAAGCGAAGAATCGGAGTTGTCTTACCGTTAGCTCTTGGAGTCGTCCTGTAGGGAACAATCTTAGCCTTTGTGGAGACAAATTGTTTAAATTCATCTACTTTTTCTTCCAAAAAAGCAGACTCAGAAGCTCCTGCTGTCAAAGTTAACTGAATATAACCACCGCTAGGAGTGCGATATGGGACAAGACTGCCATCTCCTAGTAAAAGTCCAAGCAGCCCACGAACGTCTGCGGCATCCAAATGTTTTTCCCTATTAATTACATCTATAGTAGTGGTTAGCACGTCATATGTCGTGTTTTTTTGTTCTATAAGTTTTCGGAGTTAGAGATCCCAAATGTGGATTGATAATGATTTCCCAAAACTGTTAGGAGCCGAGCTCTATAGGCCCCATCCCGGTTATATCATCGAGATGGCTGTAGAGCCTGTAGTGGTACACGATTTCGCGAAACAGCCGGGCCAAACGGTTCAGCTAGATAGGTACCGCTTCTGGGGCAATCCTGGTAATAAGGATTCTCGAGAGCGTACAGCGGATCAGACACTAGGTACAGCTTCTAGCAGAAATATCGTTAAGGATAAAGTTCTTGTATCTCTCAAAGAGTATACAGGTCCTGCAGATCCTACCGATGCAACTTCTCCTTCAACCTTCAAGGTTGCGCGTGAGACATTGCTAACAGCGCAGAGATTACTACTTGATACAGGTAACCTCAACGTTTTTCATCAGAGCATAGGTTCACTTACCCTTCTTGATGACTACAGACGTTGGAGAGACAGAGTATTTGCAGACGAACTATTTAAAGCTGAAGCCAACGGCGTAGCTTCTGACGGTCAGGGTGGTTACTACTTCCCAGGTGGTCAAGCTAAAGCTGGTGGTGCTCCTTTCCTTACATACGGTGCTGGAGTATCAGCTAAGTTCGACGTAAAGACTGACTTACTGCAAGTTGTAAAAGACATGCGTAAGCGTAACGTTCCAACTTTTAGTGATGGCTACTACAGATGCATAGCTGATCCAACAGCGATGATGCATTTGCGCCAGAACGACGCCTTTAGAGAGATAGCTCGCTATGCCGGAAACGGAATGGTGAATCCTATGTCTCCAGAGCAAGCTCCAAATGCTAACTTCTTCCAAGGAATGGGTCCAGCATACGGTCAAGCTGGTTTCGTTGCAGGTCAGCCGGTAATGCCAACCGGATTTTTGTTCGAGGGCGTAAGATGGTTCGAATCAACCAACTTGCCTGAGAAATCTTTCCAAGTAAGTATTGCTGACGCAACACCTGCAATTGTCAATACAGTTACAACAGCTGCCCCAATGTTGTTCTTCGGACCTCAAGCAGTTGGTGTTGGTATTGGTGGAAACAATGCGCAGATATTATTAAATAATAATGATGACTTTTCACGCTTCATCATTATGATTTGGTCCCTGTTTGCTGGTTTTGAAATCCTTAATAAGGACTTCATAACTGTTGCTTACTCATTCGTATATTGAGGAGGTAACTAATAACAATGGCTAAAAAGATTTATCCCGGTAACTGGACCAATGTTCTCAGTAGCTTTCAGGGTCAACCTGTAGTTGCTGTACCTGGTCGTCAGTACTACCAAGTAATAGGTTATGCACTAGTTGACGCCACAGGCGGAACTGAGTTTGACGTAACTATCCCTAGTCCAGATCTCCGTGCTGACGATAAAGTTCGCAAGGATATCACAGGATTAGTACTTCCAGCAGGAGCCAACGTATATAGCGTTGGAATTAGAGTTCCTGACCTACGCAAAAACAAAGATGCTGGTTCTGCCGCTTCTGGTTTAGTAGGAACAAACACAGATACAATCGCTGTGAAGGATGCTGCTGGTTCTGCTGCTGACACAATCAGCACAACAGTAGTTTCAACCGCAACTATTGCAGTTGCTAATGGCACTGTCGCTCCTGCTTCTACCTCAACAGGTGAAGTAACAGCTAAGACTTTAGCTGGCGCAGAAACTCTCAAAGTATATGTCCGTAATGCAGCTGGAAACGGCGCTGGAAGTGCTTTGACTTCTTCTCAAGCTGGTGGCACACCAATCATTGTTGAAGTTTCTTACTTCGTACAAGATGCTGTTGCTAGTCTTGATGACACCTACGTTCCTTTCGTAACAGAAACCTAAAACGCTGGTTTGTCACTATGATGAGGGCATCTGAAAAATGGATGCCCTTTTTTTATGGGATTATTTCAAAACACTAAAAACGGCCAAATAGTCGAGTTTATCGGACATCACGATAAAGATTGGGCAATGGTCAAAAATTCTACAGGAGTTGTGCAATATATAGCTCTTGATGACTTAGTTGAATATCAAGTAGGAGTTGGTAGAACCGACAAGAAGCCTCAACCTCAGTCTGCAGAGACACCCAAAGACGAGGATGCTATTCCTGAGACAACTATACCGATTGATACTCGTTTAAATTTAAACGCTGCATCAGCGGAAAGTATTGCAAAAGCTGTTAAAGGAATAGGTTATGCAACAGCTAAAAAGATTATTGAATTAAAGATGTCTCTTCCTGGAGAAAAATTTCAAAAATTAGATCAATTAAGAAAAATTGGTCGCGTAGATTGGGATGCTGTCTTTAAAGCTGATTTGATTTACGTTGGTCCTTAAACTAAGACAAGGGTTTCTATTAATCGAAGATGAGGAAAGCAGGAGAAGCAAGAGGTCTAATCTTGGATAAGACAGGATTAAATGATGCTGCTTTATGGTCTGGACTTGCAGCGGCGGGTGGAGGAACTACTGGATTAGTTGCTGCCAATATATTGGACGACAATGACTCCAAACTTTCTCCAGAAGCACAAGAGAGAGTAGCTAATGCTTTAGCAAATACTCAAATTCAGGGAGTAGTTGCTGAACAAAAAGCTAAAGATCTTGCGTACTTGGATGAATACCACAGAAGAGATGGTATGCCGTTCATGAATGAAACTCCAGAGGACAGAGCAGTCCTAACTCAACTTCAACGGTTATTAGTTGGAGGAGATATTTCAGGTGGTTACGTCAAACACTTGGTTGAAACTGGGCAAGTAAATGATCGTGTTGCTTTAGTGCTTGGAGATATGATTGATTGGAGTGCAGATATTCCTGTTGACGGCAGTCCAGAATTGTACCAAGTTTTAGAACAAATAAAACAAGAAGCTTATCAGTAGAATAATGAATAGGTTAATCAGGTAGTCATTGGAATTAAACGATTACGACAAAAGTCGATGTAGATTTCACCTTGGCTACAACAACGGTGCAAATTTACCTGCGGGGGATATAGCTCGTCTCGAAGAGGCGATGGCTCGTATTCCTGATAGCTACTTCTTTCAACGGGTTGTAGAACATCTCAATAGATGTGACAAAGCTTATAAGCTGTCTCAGGTTTTCCGTGTTGAATCACAACCTCAACCAAGCAGGATTGAAAGGATTACAGGTGACACAGATCGTGCCATCTTTCAATCTGATCCGATCAAGGCTGACAAGGATTACCGAGAGATTTATCTAAGAGAAGTTGATCGACTAGCAGAAACTTTATATGTTGCTAACTACAGAAGAGAAGAAGTCAGACGTTATGCTTTCTCCAGCAGTGGCGGAGAGTTTATCATGGCTGTAAAGGGTCCTGCTGATACTGCAGTAGGAACAAGAGTAACTCAAGCTATTGGTTCTATGAACTGGAGATGATCATGGCAAGAAAAGCAAACCCACAATCGAATACAGGTTTCCCCCTGAATCATTTCGGAGCAGGAATAGGTCCTAACGAACCTATTGTTTTGAATAGAGAAGCTAATCTCAAGGAACAAAAGAATCAAATGCTTCAGAACGCTAATGGAGGCGTTAATACAAGCGGTCAGTTCTCTCCTTCTTCTAATCCTGGATTAGTGAAAGGAAGTCCTAATACAGTTTTACTGAAAGATATCAGTCCTGCTTTAGCTGGAGAGGCGAATACTAATTTCGCATTACCAGATAAGAAAGGTACTTTTTCAGCCCAGAACGTGATAGGAGGGCAGATGAAGGCTCAACAGACGCAGGCTTTATTACAAGTTCCTGGGGTAGGAAATCAAGCGGCAGACCAATTCAAAGGAGACATTAGCGGAGCAGGAGTTTTACCTACTACTAATGTTGCTGCTAATTCAGTCAATCTTAATAATCCCAATATCAACAGGGCATCCACATTAAAACCTATACAAGCCGGTTTTGCTCCACAGGCAATTAAAACAGGTACTGGCAACGGCCAACAACGTATGCAACCAAGTAGTGCTATTTCTAACAACGAGGGAACAAGATCTGCTCAACCCGACAATCCTGGTAACGTTGATAAGCCTGTTGATCAGCTATCTACGTTAGTTAATAATGATGTCAGCTTTGAACAGCCTTCAAAAGCAGTACCAGCTACAGCACTAAATAGTGGAACAATGGCTGACAGCTTATTAAAAAGTTTCATTGAAAAGGTTTAACAATGAATAAGCAATCACAAGACAAAGGGGCAAACGATTTCAGGGATTGGGTTGTTGACGCGAGAGCACATCAATTTGCTCAAGCAAGCTTAGCGGCTGACGGTATAGGAGTTCCCAACAATCCTGATAACGTGAAGTCCTTCATCGGCATGCCTAATGCCGTTGACGAGAAAAAATCGTTAAAGGAAGGAGCAGAAAATTCCAATCCTTATGGTGATGCCACACGCATGCTTCCTTCTGAAGTTCCTGTATGGACAAAGCCAACTCAAAAAGGTGCTTATTTCGATGCACCTCCTGTTCCTGTAGAACCTACAATTGCTATTTCTCAGTTCGGAGGAAATGTTAAAGGTAAAAAAGGAGCTAAAGGAATGAGTACAGGGGTTGGACTTATGGGTTCCGGTCCTCAAAGGAACGTCACTGCTCCAGCCGGCCCTGGAATGTAATTAAACTTGGAATAAAGATCAACACAAATGGCAACCAGTAGCACCAACAAAATGCCCCTCTTGGTCGACAGACCAATGCATTCTTTCGCAACGGTAGGGGGAGCAACCTGTTTAACATCAGCGACCAATTTAAATACTCCTTCTGGAGGAGGATGCATTCTTTTAGTTGATTGTTCAGCTAATGACGGAGGAGTGATAGATAGCTTGTCTATCATCGCTAACGAAGCAACTACAACAGCTTCTAATGTTATTGTTTTCCTAAGTACAGCAACAACTACATCAACTATTTCCACAGCCAATACTGTCGCAGTAGCTATAGGAGGAATAGGATCAACCAATATGGGCGAAAGAACAAATATTGCTTTACCACCTTTAAGTGTTCCTGTCCCTAATCTTGGTGGTGATACAACAGTTAGTGAAACTGATAAAAAGAATACAGGTCTTTATGTTCCTTCAGGAGCATTAGTTTATGTAGGAGTCGACGTAGTTCTAACTGCTCCTAGTGCAACAACCGTAGCTCATGTCTTCGCTCAAGGAGGATTCTTCTAAATGGCTTCTGCGTCCAATACATCAGCTTATGTTGATGCTTTATATAAATCAAAATTTGGTAGAGAGCCTGACGCTGCAGGTAAAGCGTATTGGACTGCTCAGTTAAATAGTGGATCTATTTCAAGGGACAGTGTAGAAAAGTCATTCGATGCTTCCGAAGAGGCACAAAATAGAGCAACTGAAAACGTAGCGGCAGGAGTATCCGCGCCAGCTACTGTTCCTCAAGCAGAAGACTTTACAAGCAATGATGATGATTCCTCAAATGATACTGTT